CATGCACAGCATCGCCAGTGTTTACGACGATAGCAGGTTGATAATCCTCTATTGATTCTATCATCTTCTGCGCACTGGTGGAGCGTAGAACATTTGCTTCTGCCCCTCTTCAATGGTTGCAAGATAGCGAAATGCATCAGCAGCATGGCTAGACCAATCGTGAAGCGGCCTATCTCGCCAGCATCCTAACTTATCATTCCACTCTTTGCGGTACGACTCTAAGCATTTTATGCCTTGCTCACACTTCTTGGCATCGAATATACAGCGATCAAGTGCGCGCCTAGCATCTTCAATCCCTTCATCGATTGTACGCCTTGAAACAACCTCAAAGTTTACACAAAACCGCTCGCCATCAATGATAAATCCGTCACCAGCCAATTCTCTACGGCTTCTGCCATTGCCTGCAAATTCGCGGTTATCAATATCATGTGGTGCATAGTGGCTTCCGTATGTATAGCCCCTGCTTTTCAGCACACCAAAATAATGCTGCAAACCTTCACCGCTGTTTTCGTAAAAATCAATAACGTGTATCTCTTTTCCTATCCGCTGATAAAACCAAATCGCGGTAGAGTCACCCACGCCCAAATCCCAAGCCGTGTGTACTGGCGCATCATTTTTTAATGGCTGGCAAATTCGCCCATCGGCATAGATTTTGCTGAATTGCTTGGCATAGTAAGCGCCCTCAATAGATTGCTCGAATGCCTCATCTGGTGTGCTTGGATACTCTCGCTTCATGTCATCACCGAGAGTGCGCCATTTTGCGCTATACCACGCCTTTTTCCGTTCGCTTAGTGTTATTCCATGCTTGCCTTCAAGCTCGCTAAAATAATCGCTTAATGCGGAAGCTATATCGCCATCCACCTCATACTCAGGACGCAACCACCAAGAAAAGAAGTGAAACTTAAAGTCTAATTTGCTTGGTGCTTTCTGCTTGCGAGAGCTTGCGCAGTAATCATAGAAATAACCTTCGCGCCCCTCTGCCGTTGACTCGATAGTTATATCACCATCTATGCCTACAGATTCAAACGCTCCTGTAACTATCTCGTTTGCCTTGTCTGGGTATTTTCTGCAAATTTTACCGAACTCTGAAATATGCAGGCTTTGCAGTGTGTCTCCACGATAGGAAACACTAACCTTTAGGCTTGAATCGTTATCAAAAACGTAGCTATTGTTTTTATCGCTTACAGGTTTTGGCAATATGTAGCCAGCCTCGGCAATAATTGCGCGCTGCTCATCCGTTATAGATTGATATGCAAATTTTATTTTGTTTCTAAAAATGTCCTTTGCTGCATCGAGATTGTGGCAAATGCAGCCAGCAGAATGATTCTTAGTGAATAGGCAGTCATCAAGGTCACTAATCATTTTGAATGTTGTGAAACCAAGCTGCCTAGCCTTTAAGATTATATCGCGCCCATGATACCCAATATAAAACGCTTCCTGCTCTTGGTTGGGAGTGAATAAAACCTTTGCTCCTGACTTATCTTTGATATGGTAAAGAGTGTTTAGCCGAAACCACTTGTAAGTAAGCGCATCAGCTAAATCTGATATAGACAAAGAGCCAAGATTTAATAGGTAATCAATGGCCTTTAGGTGGTTATCGTTTGGAGCCAATTCAGCAGCCACGAAACTCTTCTGATGTTGCAATGCAATTCAAAGAAAAGCTATCTATCCCATTTGCCAAAAGCGAATCCCTTACAAACCCAACAGACGATAAAATTATGTCATTATTGGAATTTAGTTGTTTTTCGCTGGAAACTATGAAAGTTTCTACACCTGATTTTACATCATAAATATAAAGTTTAGCTGCGCTCATCGCTTTGACCCACCTGTTAGGCGCTCCGCTAATGATTCTTCAATCTTATGGGTAGTCTCTTGCTTGATCTCTTGCTTATCAGACCAATCGAAGTTATTTTTTAGATTGAAAATAATGCCTGTTACGTTGTTTCCGTAGAGTCTTTGCTCTAGTGCAACCTCTACACGGGTACGGGCTTTTTTTATTGTGGGGAAAAACTCATCTCTGTTGGCATAGTTTGTGATTGTTTTTCTATCGACACCAAGACTAAGTGCAAGTCCACTCATAGTTGGAGCGTACATCTTTGCTTTGTCCTCTCCACCAACCTCAATATAAGCATCGGTGTCGAAATACAAGTCTACAGCCGCCTGTAATTCTTCGACTGTCTTGTATGATAATGGTCTACCACCTAAGTTTTTATCTTGCTCGTTATTACTGGTCACTGACCAATCCTCACGTTATCGCAGCACCGCTGCTTTGCGAGTATTTTAGCTTAGATTGATAGCTGTGTCACTCGTATTGACATTGCAGCGCCAGTACCAGCATGAGCCACGTTAATTGCAGCTAGTCCAGCGCCTTGAATGATTAGCTCGTCACTTGCTGTTAGGTCTATAGTGCCAGCAGGATTAAGTGCAGTGAATCTAGTAGCGCCTATGATCTTCTTTGTTACTGTGATAGTTCCTGTGATGTTACCAGTTACAGCAATGACAGTGCGTACATAAGCGTGATCTGGGTCTAGTAATACATCTACATTTGAGCCAGCGGTTAGACTTTCTTTAACTGTATTTTCGCGCACGTTAGACATAGTAATAGCCTCGTAGTTTTCTCGATTATACCATAATTATATGTAATTCTGCATTATAGAATAGCTTTAAATCTCTGACATGTTACGCGCAACCATAAACCCGCTCATCATAGCCATTAACGCCTCACTAAATCCACCGACACCATATGCGGCAATTAGTGCGTAAGCTCCAAATAAAAGCCAAATAAAAATCCAAACTTTAAGCATATATCACCTAATTAGTTAATAAAACTGCTTGAATCTTGGCAACGCCTTTCTAATATTTTTCGTCAATTCTGTAATGCTCTGAACACCTATAAACTTATCATTACAGTACACTCGGTAGTTGTCGATTCTATCACCTTCAAAACACTCGAAAATTGCTAGCTCATTAGTTTGCTTTCGCTCCACCGTGATTTTCATGTAGGGATCAATAAAAACGATTGAGCTAGGCGTTTTGTCTGCGTTTCGCTTTCTTTCTTGCGCTGCATTGGCCTGCTCGCTCCATATCTTCCTTGCCTTTTTCGTCTCTCTGTAAGCCATTGATTTATATGCCTCGACTTTGCGTGATACGTATATTCCATTGTTATGTGTTTAAATAATTCCGTCAATCGGTTTTGCGTCAGGGTGGTAGTGCGTAGTTATGCCCACCGTAACTTTGTCATTTTTATTTAGCTCGTCAATTATCCACTTCAGCTCCTTCTGTGTAATTGAGGCTGTATTCCTGTTGTTTTTCACAATGGTGTCCAGTGCAATTTCAAAATATTCAACTGATAATTCCATCTCTAAATCCTCGCAAGCATCCGTCACATAACAAGAATATTAACTGGATGCGGTTTAAGTTTGGCGCACTAATCACTTGTGAAAAGCGCACCAGTTATATTGGCGTTATCTGGCCAGTTCGAACACATGAAATACTAACGCGCCATTGTGCAGCTGGAACGTTGAAATATATTTACCACAACTTTCTGGCATTGGGTTTCCAGTACCGTAAATGGCAATCTTTCTAGTCGTTTTATGTATTGAGTTTTCATTCACCAAAACCCAAAGCTGCAGCTCATTACCTTGCATTTGCGCTGTTAATATCTCACCGCCAGAAGGTGTTTCTATTTCCTGAAAATCATTTATTTCGAGTTTGTATTTCCAAATTCTCATAGTTTTTCACTCCGTTATGCTTCAGCTAACAAGTCGCTGAAAGGCGACAGAATTTAATTTGCAGTTTTAAAGCTGGCTCAGTCAGCCGCGCTTTAGCTCTGCGTTATGACCTGCGCCCATTGTAGAATGGGTTTTTAACTGAAAAATCATCAGCACTGGCTTTGGCCCGAAATGCCTGTGAAACTCTAACCTCTGAATCAGACATATTTTGCACACTAATCAAGTGCGAACTTTCTAGTATTTTGTATGTTGTCATATCTGGCCGAAACACCTGTATTTGCCTATCGTGAGGAAATCTATTATTCAATTTGTTTACTCCGGTAGTTGGTCATAACAAGGCGTTTCAGCACGGATGCTGCAAGAGTTCGCCTTTCGCTGTTTGTTAAAAGGCACCGCTGAACATTGGCGTTATGTGTTACTACATAAACCAAAATTTTACTTTGGCGTATTGCTTGTACCGCTTTTTTGTTAGCGAATTAAAAACTCTATGTCGTTCAAGGTTTCCCACACAAGCTGAGCCAAATGCCGAGCCTTTACAATAGTTCAAATGAACTTTTACTCTGTGTGCATGTAATAGCTTCCTAATCATTTCGCTCACCTTCACTTAACAAAAAGTTGGTGCATCGTTCGCCTATCTACGCCAAGCTGTTTAGCTAGAAACGTTAGACTCTTAATTCCGTGAGCTTTGCAATATCTTGATGCCGTCATGGCGGAACACCAAAACAGCCTACATACAAACATGCGGTTATTGCTAATAGTGCGGCCCAGCATATAGCGCCCAGTATTTTATCTTTCATTCTTGCCTCGATAGGCGCTTTCGCGCCATTGTCGTTACTAATACATGCTCGCAATAAATTTATCTTGCTCGTCAATCTCTGTTTCTTGATCGAAAGGAATGTGATCGCCAACAACTAGAGTTTGCGAGCCATCTAAATTAGTAAATACTTCCGCAAAACAATCATCTTCTTCACTGTAAAAGCGGTCAAATAACTCACCTTTGTAACCCTCGCCAGTTGCAACGTTTGCGCGAGACTCTAATTTGAAGTTTGCTGCGTTTAAGTTTTCCATCTTCATTGCCTATTTGTTTGTCTTTAGCTTTATTGCCTCAGTGATGTAACTATAGCAACATCCTTTATGATTGTAAAGTGTTTTTATTTATTTGATTTCAAATACATCATATCCGTAGCTTGGTATCATGTTCTTTAGCTCGTAAGCATCTGCATGTTTACCGCTTAGCTCTAAAACTAGAGTTTGCTTTTCGATAAGGTCATTAAACTCATTGAAGAACCCTTCGGATATTACCTCTAATTCTTCGCTAAACTCTTTTAGCGATAAAGGATGCTCACAATCAACGTCTACATCGCGCTTTAGATGCTTTGACGCCTTACCCCATAGATTCACTCGCATCTTGCACGGAAACTCTGGCGTGTAGAACTGTAGGCGGCTTGTCGGCTCTGCTCCCTTGCCCCTCACGCTTAGAAACTTTTTCACTCTCAAACTCCCCTATCCCGAAATAATCGCAAACTATTTTTGTTTGCTCGTTTACCCACACTTCAAAATCAATCACTTTTTAAACTGCCTCATCATCTTAATCATTGTGTCTCGCGCTTCTTTTCTGGTTTTACCGATTGCTGTGATGCCTTTCCAATCGCATCTAAATAGATTTTTGTACGGTGATGTTTTCACTTTCGCTGCCCTCGCTTGTTTCGTTTTCTATTGCTTCAGCCCATGATCGAGCTATTGCGCTTGCTCCGATTATCTCTCTGGCCTTTGTTGTCATCTCAGAGTCAAGACCTCCGTAATAATCCATCAGCACTCCAACGCTGTGCATCTGATCTGCTACAAATCGCAGGTGCTTTGCTATTTCTTGTCGATTCAAAATAACTGCCCTTGTTTTTCGTCAATTTCTACTGGTTTTTTAATAATCACTTTCTTGTCTGAATAACCGCGCCTTTTTGCACATTCGATTCCGTAAGGCTTACCATTTACGTAGTAAACCTCGCGGATTCTTTTATCGCATCTGGCGCATCGCATTACATCGTTTCGTCAAGAATATCAAATAGCGAGTCTTGGAATGACTCTTTTTCAAAACGATTGCCAGCCATTGATAGGTTTATTTTTGCCTGTTTGAAATAGCTGTCTTTTAACTCTATTCCGATTGCTTTTCTCCCTAATGAAACAGGGCTGTAAACTTCGCTACCAACACCCATAAACGGGGTTAGAACTGTTTCGCCTACATTAGAGTACAGGTCAACCAAACGGTCTATAACGTCAAGCTGTAGCGGGTGAACGTGCTTCTCGTCATCGTCTTCTTTTGAGTCGCGGAACGGTAAAACATTATCGATACGAATATCATCCCAAACACTAGACGCGTAACGCTGCCAAATGTAGTGACTTAACTTATTGCTTTTTGGGTCTTCGTGATCGACATACATTTTATTCAATGTGTCCCATAACTCGGTAGCCGTTAGTTTTGAATCATTAGCATTATTCCAAGCCTGTAAAATGTTAGGCAAAATTGGCACCTCGCCAGCGTATTTTTTTAACCCGCAGGTATGTGTTACTGGTGCCGCGTTTTCGCCTTTCTTGGTAAAAATCAAAACGTAATCAGGCATAGCAGTAAAACATTGAGTTGAGTCTTCAACGATTAGCTTGTGCATTAGGCTTTTTACCATCGTGCGCATACGAACCTTTAGAGGCTCTTTCCACACTGTAATTCGGTTGCGGTAGTGAAAACCGTACTTAGCATGTATTCGGATAATCTCATTCGGGAAATCCCACAAGAAGCATGAGTTATCAAAAACATCGGTACAGTGTACGGCCGTAATTCGTCCAGACTTTGTAACCCGCGCAATTTCAGAAACAAGGTAATCATATTGCTCTAAAAATTGCTCTTTGCTTTCGCAGTTTGAAAAGTCGCGCTCCGAGCTTGAATAGTTATAAAGTCCGGCAAATGGAGGGCTATAAATTGAAAGGTCGATAGACTCATCCGGCAACGTTGGCAATACTTCCATGCAATCACTATTATAGATCGCGTAGTTATCAGTGATTAATTGCTCTTTTACTAAACTCATTTTAAAAACTCCGGTAATTTTGCTTTTTGATTAAATTCTTTTGTTAGTTGGGTGAAGTCGCGGTTAGCATTTTTGACTAAGTTGTCATAAAGCTGGATAGCCTTTTGAGTCTTTTGCTGTAGCGCCTCCATAACCCGCTCTTGTCCATCGGATATAACTAGGTCAACTACTACATTGTTTTTCTGACCAAAGCGCCAGAAACGGCGTATAGCTTGGTAATACTGCTCATAGCTCCACGTTGGGAAATAAACAGTGTGATTACAGTGTTGCCAGTTCAATCCCATTGAGGTCATTGACGCTTTAGTGATTAGTCGATCAATCTCACCCTTAGCAAATGCTATCAATATTTCTTCTTTTTTCTCGATACTCATGGAGCCTAAAATTTCAGTAGCGCCAGAATCCAGCTTTTTCAATGCCGCGCTCTCATCATTGGTATTACACCAATAAACAGACGTTTTACCGCTTGCTAACTCAACAGCCTTTTCGCATCGCTCTTGTGTGGTTTGCTTTTGCTCCACACGTACCTCACTCATTGTTTTTGCTGGCATTGCAAAAAGTGAGTTCTGCCCGTTTATACACCAAGTTTCTTTATTGTGAACTACGTGTGAGTTAGTGATTAACTCCGGCAAAATATAACGCTCGTCACTGAATCCTAAATCGCTTGGGCGCTTAACCATTATCGACCACTGATTAACCCATGCAAAGAAATCACGCTCAGCGTGTGGCTTTAGGTAGAACTTCTCGCCTATGTTGCGATTGTTTGAATCTACGCTCGATTGATTACTTTTGAAGAACTTGGTTAGCATGTCCATGTAACCCATGTAACCCAATGCTTCAGAGCTATTCCCCAACTCAATAAAATCATTCGGGCTAGGCGTTGCGGTACTCAAAAATCTGTATTTAACTTTCTTGATAAACGCAACGATTGCATCACGAGTATACCCTTGAAAGTTTTTCAGAATACTAGACTCGTCTAGCATCACACACTCAAAATCCTCAGGATTAAAAAGATGCAATCTTTCATAGTTTGCTACGACTATTTTCTTTGTGAATTTACCATCTTTAGACTGTTCAATATCATCTATACCAATTCGATCAGCCTCGTTAAGAAACTGAAAGGCAACTGCTAAAGGGGTAAGTATTAAAACGCGCTTATTGGTCTTTAAAACTGCATTGTAGGCCAAAGCAAGTTGAACTAATGTCTTACCTAGACCGGTATCAGCAAACGCACCATATCGGCCTTTTTTAATACACTTAGTTATTATTGCTTCTTGGAAATCAAACACGCTAGGCGGCATCCAAATAGGATCAAATCCGTAATCACCAGAGCTATGCTTTTTTGCTCTTAAAAAGTCTTCGTACTTCATGATAAAAACTCGTTTATGTTTTGTAATTCTTTAACGGCTTGCGCTGCACTTCCAACATGGCCCCAATTTGCATCATGCTCATTAAAAACAATGTTAGATAGCTTTTGCTCTATCTCATCAAGCTGCTTTCTCATTTCTATTTGCAGAAACTCAAGCGCAGTCTTAACTTTTTTATCTATCATCTTAAACCCCTATTTATATAAACCCTGTGAAACTGAATTGTAAGCCGCAATCTTTACTTTGTAAACTGTTTTTCTTTATTTATTTCACGTGCCCCCAAATATCCTTTCGATACAGAACGTTTTTAATGCCGCTCTCTGATATGTCAAAGTCTAGCGATAGCTGGGCTATAGAGTCAGACTTAACAACCTGCGCACGTCTTGCCTGTAATGCCTCGATCTGTGCGTCTATATCCGCAAGCTCGTCGCGCTTACGCTGTGCCCTCCACCTGATAATCTCCACGTCTTGCTCGCTTAGCTTTGAGTTGCCGTTGTTGCTGCCTAGTTTGTAGCTCATTTTGCCCAACTTCTATCGCTATCATCATGCTCATATTTTGGCGTGATGATCTTTAATCCGTAAAAGTCTGCCCAGTAGCAGAAAATATCTAGTCTTTGTGAATATGTCATTTGTAATAGCCCTTTAAAACATTAAGAGCATTATCAATCTTTAAAAAATCAACATGTTTAGAGGCGGGATTTAGTTTTATGAAAGCCTCAGTCTTTTTTACCACCTTTTTAAGATTCATGGTTTTCTGTATTGACCAGTTTTGAATCCCTACGGGGCATCGCGAAAGAACTTGCTTCATTTCATTTTGCGCCTGTAAAAATTCATCTGCATAGTTATCTTTGCTCATTCTTCAATCTCTCCAATTTAGCAAGATCATCAATCTCGGATTGTGTTAGTTGCTCTGGTTGTTGTGGTTCTTCGAACATCGCCAGAAGCTCGCTTATGGGTGAACCTACTTTTTGCATGTCATTGCTAGGCTTTTCTGGCTTTTTGCTCTCTAGCAGCGTTTCAGGTGGCGGTGGAGCTATTAACTTCTCTCCGCACTCAAGCTGAAACAATGTTGCCTTGTACGCTATCTCTAGCGCCTTGTTTCTGTCGTATTCTTTTTCTAGCTTTTTGAAATTGTAAAAGTCCAGATTCTTAACGACCATGTGATAAACAAACTGGGTCATCGTATGCGTATCTTTTCTGCCAAACCTAACAAAGTTTTGAATCTCTACAGCGCATATCTCAAACGGCGGCAACCTCTCAGAATTGGTACTTAAGCATATTGCCCGAAACTCTGGCGCGGCTGGCGGCCACTTTCGCCCCGATAACCTTATCTCAGCAATCGCATCAGCTATCTGTGCGCGTGAAACTCCCAATAATGTCTGTCTCCACTGGCCTGATTTGTCCGGCATCTCCCCGAAGCTGCGAGTCCATAGCTCCCCGAATAGCGCCATCATCGCCCCCCATAGGTCGCTGATCATTTTCAAATCCTGTTCCTGCGTTCGGGTAGTGCTGTTGCATGAAACGCTCAATTGGTGATTTTGGTTGGACGGTGTTTCCATTTTGAGATCCTCGTGAATTTTGATTTTGCATCCAACTGAATTTGAACCCCGTCCAGCCCGATGCTATGGCCGTACGCAAACAATCGTTAACAGAGTAGCCAAAGGTTGCCGCCTTCTTGAACTCACCCCCAAACGTATCCAGAACGGTTTGGCTTAGCGGTGCGCGTTTAGCTTTGCGCATCGCAATCCAATCGTTAAGAATTTGTTGATCAGGTAGTTGCGGCCAAATCGAATAATCTAAATCAGGTTTTACAGCTTTCGATTTTTTTGCAGGCTTGTCCTGCGTAATATCTTGGTTAAGGTTATTGGTTATAGGTTGAGGTTTACGGTTAGTTGAGTCTACGTTGGCATCCCGTTCAACTGCCGTACCAGCGTTCGTTGAACGTCCGTTGATTATCTGTTGCCTTTTTGCTGCCCTTGCTGCTGCTGAAGCCTTGCCTGCCTCTGATTTTTGGTTAGAGTTGTTACGATACTTCTCAATCTCCAATTCGCAGCGAACATGAGCCCATCCATCACAATTTTTATGGAAAAACTCATTCAGCACCTGTTCAACAGCCGTTGACTCTTCGTTTTCTCGCGCAATAACCAATCTGCAGATGGCTTTAATATCATCAGGAAGAGGCTTTTCAGTCTCATAGTAAAGATCAAGCATGTCACGGTATATGCTGCGCTCTACCCTTGTTAGGTGGCGCGTAGCCTTGTTAAAATCTCCTATGTGATGCTGATAGCTAAACATTTACACCGCCTCGCAGAATAGTTTTCTTCTCATTAATTCAGAGTAAAAAAGGTTCTTGTTTTCGCCTTTCAGGTTTTCGCTTGCCCATTCGATATATCCGGTATCTATATCACCAAGGCGCTTTCCGGAATGCTTTCCAAAGCACACTATTTCGTCCTGCTCTGGCTTTCCTGTCATTATCCTAGTAGTTACCCTGCCGTTTTCAGAATAGACTTCATAGCCCTTGCCAGAGGCAGTTTTAAGCATTGTGTATTTAAGCGGGTTACCTAGCCTGCGGAAATTTCCAGCCATGCAATAAACCATTGGATACTTGTCGACAAATGGGCGAACTACTCGGCCAATTTTCTGATAGTGCAGTGCTGCGCTCATGGTTGCGGCTGCATCAACAATGCAATCAAGCGCAGGGAAGTCGTAGCCAGTTGTAAGTGTGCCAACGTTAACCATCACTTTGATTGATCCATTGCGAAACCCTTCCAGCTTTTCGCGACGTTCATTTTTCGGGGTTAGCGCATTAATTTCTGCGGAAGGAATGCCGCTGGCAAGCAAAAGCTCTACGGTTTTTTGTGACTCATCAACCGAGTCAATAAAAACCAAATAGTGATTGTGTTCGGTGCGTGATACCAGATCGACAATTTCGGCTTTGATATTGTTTTTCTTGGCGAACGCTATTTGAGATGACTCGGTAAATTCTGCCCCCGTTGTATTTTGTCGCAGCATAGATTCATCGTGAGCTATGGTGATATATTCAGGCTCCATCAAAAATCCCTGGTTAACCAATTCATATGGGTTTGTTACGTGTAAAATATCGTCAAAAAGCTTTGGGCGAGTTCTTGTAATAATTTTCATTGATGCGCCAAAGCTATTTGACGATAAGCGGTAAGGTGTTGCGGTTAGGCCGATAAGGCGATTAGGCTGCATGGTGCTAATTAGCTGCTCATACATTCCGCCCTTTGCGTTAACAAGGTGACACTCATCAATGATGACGCTCTCAACATGGCTGAATAAATCAAGCTTTTTGATTATGCTGCCAATAGTTGCATAGGTTACTTTACCGACTGTTTTCTTACCGGCTGACGCGCTGTAAACTTCAGCATCAATGCCTAGCAATTCCGCCTTTGCAATATTTGATTCTAGAATTTCAAGAGATGGCTGAAGAACCAATACACCGCCATCAGATGATTCAACGATACCGGCACATATAACGCTTTTACCTGAACCGGTAGGAAGGACACAAACGCCATTTTTTGCCTTGATTGCCGCGCTGATTGCGGCTGATTGGTATTCCCTGTATTTGATCATAAAATTTACCCAATAAAAAAGGCCGTTAAGGCTGCTTGGTGAGAGTGATAAACAGCGCACAAATACACTGTAAATCTTCAAGCAGTCTTAACGACCCGTTTAATTTGTGATTGTATCGCCAGCTCTCACACTGGTTTCGCACCGACCGAGAACCCCCAATCCTATGTGCGCACAATCATTTTAATACATTGGTGGAGTTTTGCAAGTCATTACGAACAAAAGGAACGTGATATTCACAGCCATTTTCGTCAATAATTAATCCGCCATTAAAATAGTATTGCTCATTATTAGGCTTAGCTTGAGAGCGGTAACACTCCGTAAACTTCTGGCATTCAGAATTAGCGCACAGAGTTCGGTCGACCATCTCAATACCCTCTAGGCTTGCAATATTTCCACCAGTCGATAGGTGATGTTTTCATTTCTGTTTTGGTACCGACATCGGTGTCGGTAGCATCGTCAATAAAGTACCAAACTGGCTCACGGCCTGCGTACACTCGCATGTGCGTCCATGTGTTAGGCTCTACGTCTACGATTCTATGCAGCTTGTCAGTCGTGATTATGTTCTGCATTCCGGCACCATGCAGAATACTGAATTTATGCCCATTGCTGCGCTGAACCTCCTCCAAATAATCACCGCAAAGAATTGTCGAATCAGCATCCCATGGGTGAGAGTGTAGATGAGGCTCACTGTCAGCACGTAGAAAGCGGTGTAGCCATTCCTGAGTACCGTTTGGCAGTGTGCCAATGTAGTAACGCTCCAAGTATGGCAAGCCGCCTACCTCGATTGTTTTCATCGGCATTGTTGCCGTGATTAGCATTAGTTGTTCGTGGTTCATATAAACCTCTTTCGTGTTTGTGTGTGGTTATTGTAGCGAAAGAGATTTAGAATGTAAAGCGATTATCTTTATTATTTTAGATTATTTATTTTGTTTTTCAGAAAAATATATGTTTACATAAAAAGGATATGGCTTTATAATTGCGCATGATTTATATTTTTAGCTATGGTATAGATCATAATTCAATATGTGAAATCGCTCAAGATTTACCCGCTCCAAGTTTGTGTTATGCGGTGTTGAAGCGCCGCATAACCTTAATGTTTCAAGGCTGGTTGCACAGCCTTGTTTACTACAAGCTACCCTTCAAAGCCTCTACCAGCCAAGAAGTAAAAAGCCCATAAAGATTTAGTTCTCTATGGGCTTTTATTTTGGATGGCCGTAGCCTTCAATTAGCTATATAAATATGGGTCTTGAATCAACATTACGTTGCCACCATCACATACATTGCCTGCTATATGCCGCCTGATCTTTGAATAGACAATACAGGAATCTATTCAAAGCTGCTCTTGCGCCTATGAATTATACTTTATTTTTAAGCTCTTTGATCTTTTTTTGGTACTGTTCATTTATCGCGATATAGTCCTCGCATCTGTATTTTTTTGTAGATACCACGTCTAATGCGCTAACGCGATATTCGCCAATTTTAGCTACTAGCATAATCCTGTAAACAGCGACATTTCCGCTTAAAAATGAATTGCACCGCTCACATTGCTTATGACAATTATCTTCATTAAATCGTAAATCCGGCCTTGCTCCAACTGTTTTAAAATGTCCTGCATTCCACTTGCCGTGCCAGTCGTTCGGCTTATCGCAGCTTATGCAGCCTTTGTCGTGGTCGCGTAGGCGTATGTATTCATTAAAAGATTTTTGAGCCTTGGCCTTCTGAAATGGCGTATCTTTGGCCAAAAAGTCGCGTTTTTTCTTAACTGTTTCTTCGCGAAATTTCTTTTCTTTTGACTTTTCTACATCATCAAGCGCACAGGACATTGAACAAACTTTTGATAAGCTGCTAATAGGGTTATACATCTCACCGCATATCCTGCACTTCTTTTGCCTTAACGCTTTAATCATCATTTATATCTCGTTACAAGGCGCTCTTTAACGCTTTCGTCGAATCTGGCTTTTATTATTGACCAGTCGTCAAACTCTTTTGCCGATAGTGATTGCGGTGGATTATCTTTGTTTGCTGCATCACAGGCGCATTTAAATGAGCATGTTAAGCAGCCTTTGGTTGCTGGTCTTATTTTGCAGATTGTGCAGGTCATTGTTGATTCTCTGGATAGTTTAAATATGGTTCGATACCGTCTAAATCAGCTAAAAACACGCCTTTCAGCGAATAATCATTTATCACGGCTTTCAGGTATTCTGTTTTTTGCTTTTTATTCATGATGCTAGTCACAGGGAAATACTCCATTATTTCTAGCTTGGCCGCATAATCAAATGGCCTTACGCGCTTGTCGTAAATCTCTCTAAATCGCAGGTCATCACGACGAAGAATAAACACTCCCAACCTTAATTTACACTCACATCTAGCATGTACAACATTTCCACCGTACAAGGTTTTAGCTATCCGAGTGTAAATTAAAAAAGATAAATTGTTTTGTGGATTACTTCGCTTAGGCTCTCTATCTACATCAGCTTCACCAACATAAATGTATGCAGCTTTCCCAGACTCAACTATAGCGATAGCCTCTTTTAGTGACTCAGCATGTTTTGTGGCCACCTGAATCAATGAATCTAGGTAATACTCTGCCATAGTTAAAACCTATTAGAATTTACTTTGTGTTAGCTCAATTGGAAATATACGGCCTAGGCCGTTGATTACCTGTTAAGTGTATTTCGCCCACCCTGCCACATAGCCGCCTTTCATTTGCTCGTTCACCGCAATTTGAACGGCTTGGGTAGGCCAAAGCTGCAAGAACAGAACACAAACAATACTAAGTGCCACGTCAATTTTAAATCCAGTCCCCACGCTGATTACCTCACTTAACAAGTCGCTCAAAGCGACGGAATTAGAATTTATTACTACACTAAAATTTACGGACGCGCTTTAACTCAGCGTTATGTGTTTTGCTTTTTCTTAAACTGCGAAACATGCGCATTCTTGCAGCTCATACAAAAATTCAAGCTGCCTGTGCCACACTGCCACGCCTTGTACGCTTCGTAACGCTCGCATTCAGTTTTCTTGCACTCTTTGCCAGTGCGTTGCTTCGGGTATAAATCACTCGCTATCTTTTTCACTTCGTCACCTCCACATAACAAAAAGTTGCAGCCATCAAATCTGATACTTGCTATTTAGATGATCGACCAGCTCATCTACTGAGCCAAACATCAAAGAATTATCGTAATTTGGCGCTGTAACCGACAAGTAAAACGTATTTGATTCTCGATCTTCATCAATAAAAAAGCTGTAAAATCCGTTATTCGCCGTTAAGAATCCGGTGCCAGTATCTTTCTCGCGTGACCAGTCGAACTCTGTGCGCTCGTTTAGTAAGTTAATTAGCAGCATTTTGACCCCTCACAAACTCATAGCATTCGGTTACAGCAAGTTCCATTGCATCAACAATAGATTTGCACTCATCAACTTTAATGCAAACAGAGTGATTTCTTGAATAAGCAACCACCAATTTCGGCCAATTGGCTATTCTTATTTCGCCTTGATTTACAATGTCTAACCAATTCATACTTTTATCTCCTTTGCATATCTAGGCTGAAGCTTTTCGTACCCTACAAATTTTAATAATTTAGGCGATATATCGGGTTCTTTGCCCCCAAGAATCTGCCCCATTCGCTGTGGCGTCACATCAAAAAATGGGGCAGCAAAGCTATATGTTCCGAACTCTCTTTTGATCTCTTTGCGGATTAAATGAAGCATTTCAATTTTATTTAAAGTTTTAGCCATTTGAGCCTCCTATGTATGAGATTAGATATTATACCAACCAGCTCAATATGTAAAGCGCGATTATTTATACTGCCAATAAAATATATTTACAGAAATGCTTGATTTGTAAATCTAGATGCTTTACATTGTAATCTCAATAACAAGCGGGAGTTAAGAAAATGATAGAGCGTGACGATTTCGAAGAACCACAAGGCGTTGACTATGAGCGAGAGGCTGAAAATGAATGGTCGTATAAAGAAAGCATTGCTCGCGAGGAATATTTAGAGGTTAGAGATAGTATTTCGCACCTAGAGCTAAAGCGTGAAACCGCTGTGTATATCAATACGGTTGCAGCATTGAGAGCAGGTGTTCCGCAGGTATCAAGCACAGGAAAGTTATACCTAATCACACCAGATATGCGCGAGAACATGAATGAGCTTGAGATTAAGTTGGAGGCTGAAATTATGGCATCCAAGGTTGTGGGGTGACGCATGAAATATTGGGCGTTCGCATTTTACTCAGTTATTTTTGAGGGAATAGTTTGGGGTATATTTGGCTGGGCTGTTTTTATCGGTGGCCATTCTGGTTGGTGGATATTGGTTGCGCTTTTAATCAGTGGATCACAGCTAAAACCAAAGCATTTCAATATAACATTAGAATCTCAGGAGTTTTAAATGTCAGACGATATTCTTCGTGCAGGATTTGAAAAATTAAGAGCGCCATTTGAGCCACACCAAGTAGGCAAGCTTCCAAAGCCAACTAAGGCGCAAACTGACGCTGTAAAGGCTGATGTTAGCAAGGGGAAAAGATGCACGATATGTGGCGGCTGGCACCACCCTCAAGTTGTACACCTTGATTATGTTGGGCACGCTGCAATCACTGATAGGCTGCTTAATGTAGACCCTGCGTGGTCTTGGGAGCCTTTAGCTCTTGACGCACAAGGGCTGCCAGCAAAAGACAATATAGGCGGCTTATGGATAAAACTAACAATCCTTGGCGTCACTAGACTTGGGTATGGAGATGCTACTGGAAAGAGTGGCGGTGACGCAATTAAAGAGCTTATTGGTGATGCTCTTAGAAATGCTGCTATGCGTTTTGGTTGCGCTCTTGAGCTATGGCACAAAGGCGAACTTCATTTGCCAAAAGATGAAAACGAAGACCAAAGCGCACAATCATCAGTGCCAATTCAGCACCAAAAAGAGCCGATAAATGATAGCCGTCTCGCTGGTGCAATTGCAAAAATTAACAGCGGTGAGTACACAAAAGAAAAGTTGCTACATGGTTTTGAATTAACAGAATCGCAACTAAAAGTATTAAATGAACAGGTGACGCAATGATTAGATGCAGCTCGATAGATAAGATAATGACAGGCTCAAAAACCAAAGGTGAGATTTTTGGCGATACTGCAAAAACTGCAATGATGGAAATTGTGCGAGAAACGCTTTTCGGTGTGCGCAAGAATTTGGATGATGTGCAGGCAATCCAGAAGGGGCGCATGTGCGAAGATGCAGGCATACAGCTTTACAATGATGTTTTCCTCTACGACCTTAAAAAGATCGAAAGCACTGGACGCAGAAACAACGGAATAATCACAGGCGAGCCGGATTTAGTCGCTGCGCACTCCAAGAAAGGCGTTGATATTAAGGTAGCATTGTCGCTTTTAACGTTCCCGCTAACTTATGAGGATGCAGACAAGAAAGGCTATGAATGGCAGGCTCGCGGCTATATGTGCCTGTTTGACTTGCCAGAGTGGGAAATAGCCTACTGCGCAGTAGATACGCCAGAAGAACTACTAAAGCCTTGGGATGACCGTTCAATACACATCATTGACAGCGCCATACCTATGCACCACCGCATAACTGTAGCTCGATACACTCGTGACATGGAAATAGAAAAAGCCATGCTAGAGAAGTGCGCAAAGGCCAATCTGTGGATTGAAAACGCGGTTAAGCAATTCGCAACCGAACACGATCAATACATTAAATAATTAAGGAAATAATCATGACTACTGAAAACAAAGAATTGGCTTTTATGCCGCCGCGTGAAAAGGCTATGGCCGTATTCACAAAAGATGGCGCACTTGATCCATATCTAGCACATGTACGCGCTGAAATAGATGCGTTTGTGCCAGACCTGACGACCAAGAAAGGCCGTGATGCTATTGCGTCAATGGCTTACAAGGTTTCTCAGTCTAAATCAGCACTAGAAACACTTGGAAAAGCTTTGGCAGATGAAGCAAAAGAAATACCAAAAAAGATTGATGCAAACCGTAAGAATATGAGAGACACGCTAGATTCTTGGCGTGATGAAGTGCGCAAGCCTTTGGATGATTGGCAAGCCGAGCAGGACGCCATTGAAGCCAAGCGCATTGCCGATGAAGACGAAGCAGAAAGAATTCGCCTTGCAGAAATCGCAGCGAAGGAATTGCAAGAACAGGTTGACCGTGATCATGAGCTAGCCGTATTCATGTATGCCGAGCATTTGCGCCAGAAAGAAGAGGCAGCAAAGCAGGCTATTATTGATGCTGAGATTGCGGCCAATGCGCAGAAAGAGCGCGAGGAACAGATAGCGCGTGATGCCGCTGAAAACGCCCGTATTGAAGCGGATCGCGCAGCAGCAGCCGAACAGCAACGAATCAAAGATGAAGCCGCCAAGAAAGCAGCAGAAGCGCAAGCAGCTATTGACCGTGCGCAGCGTGAAAAGGCAGAGGCTGAGGCTCGTGAAATAGCACAAAAACAAGCCGCTGAAATTGCAGCTAAACAAGCTGCTGAAAAGGCTGAACGCGATCGACTTCAGGCCATTGCAGACACCGAACACCGCATTGCATGTGAGAGGGCCGAAGCAGAAGCCATAGCAACAAAACAAGCAGCTAATAAAGCAAATCAGAAGCGCAAGAATAATGAGGCGCTTGATGATCTTATAGAGCTTGGATTAACTAAAGACCTCGCAACCTCAGTCGTTGTAGCTCTTGCTAAAAATACTATTCGCAATTGCACAATAAATTATTAAGTAGGTGAATCATGGGAATTTTAGACGAGAGATTTACAGGAACAGCAGCACCTTGCGCACATATCAAGCGCGCCGAGATTGACGAAATAGATAGGCTCACAAAAGAATGGTTAAAGAAGCAAGGCCTTAAATCTGTGCCAGTTGTTAGCAGCACAAAAGAAATTCAGCCCGCTAATTTGCCAATTTTTAATCAGGCTCCAGAAGATAAAAACAACGGAAAAGAAACCAAGAAAATTAGGCAGCAAGTAAGCTCAACTGGCTACATGAATCTATACGAGCGCGCCAATGGGCTTTACGTTGTTTACATTGGAGCTATAAAGCTATGCCCTCCTGTGCCAGTCGAGGAGGCGCTATCAATTAGAGATAAACACAGGTCCAAGATGGGACTACCACCTGCGAAGGATAAAAAATGAATCAGATGAATGTAGAATCCATGGCCGCTGAATTGGCCGAGACAAAAAAGAAGTTGCGCGAAGTAAAAGACTCGTACACAAAGACTAAAAGCAATCTTGCGCATACTCGCGAACTACTGCGAAAAGCAGAGCATGTTATTAACGGCGGCGCGGCTGAAATAGACAACACTCGCATTGCAGTTATTGATATATTGCAGTCAATCAACTATGCAGCTAAAAACCGGATTGACCATGGCAAAATTATGATTACAGCGGTAAATCTAATTGAGTACGATAAGTTTTTCAGGGAGCATAAGCTTTCGCCAGTATCGAAGATTGTTGAAGCGATTGCATTTGCAGCACAATCACAATCTAATTTTGAACAAACGACTTTAAAATATAGGGGCTAACATGACTTACGGAAAATTTGCTTTTTATGTGGTTTTATCAGCAGTATGTGTATTTGGATATATTTACGGATTACCAATTTACATAGATTTAATTCATACAATGAATAACTTAAATTTAGTTGTTTTTACTGGCATATCTTTAATTTGTGGATCTGTTATTGTATGGTTTTTATATAATCTGCTTGGTGTTGTAGATGATGAGATTGAATATAGAAGGTGCGGCGATATTAAAATAGATGGCGAGATTACCGAAGATTTTCGATTAAATGGTAAATAATTCCAAGATTGATGTACACTTTCCTTGTGCGCGCCTAACTCCCGCGCATTCCCTGCTTGCCCGTGCTCATACGGGCTTTTTTACAGCCCGATACTAGTCAATCCTGAATTTGTTAAGCCGCTTGATGTTAATCCTGAAGATGTAAAGCCACCGTTAATTACAATTCCACCCTCACTTATCGCGACATTATAAAAATACATTTTCCCAGCATCCGCGCCGCTAGACACCCATAACCACATCGTAAAACTGCCTAAACTTGTGACTGTGTAGTCGGTGTCAGCGGTAATGGATAAATCATCATATACTGTATGATATATCTCATCGCCAGTGGCTATTGTCCTCCCTGTTTGAGATAGTATTGCATTGGCTATAGTGTTAGCCGTAAATAACGGTGATGAAACCACTACAAGTGTTTCGTCGGATTTTTTTACAACCGTTTGCGATAGTGACGCTGACTCTGACCCATTGGTAAAGGTGAACTGTACGCTAGTTCCGTTTTTTGGGTACAGTCCGCCATCAACTCTATCACTGACATCAAAAGTGGGGGCGTTAATCGAGCCTGATATATTGGAGCAGGTCACACCACTTGCATTAGTCGTTATCGAAATTGGAAGCCCTGTGAATCCCGTAGTAACTGCTGGGACATTCGCGGAACCTGCGGGAATAGCTGCCCCCGAGTTAATACTTGTAACTGTTTGACCGACAATGGCGTCTGAGTCAATACTGGCCCCTGATAACAGTGTCGCGCTATTTACCCCAACACTGTTAGCCGCTGTACCAACAAGCGGCCAGTACTCAATCGGGGCGACAGAGCAATCCATTGGGGTAGTTGACGGGGACAAACAAATGGCCACATCTGAGTCGGATAGAGCAGAGTTAAAAATTGCCACCCTAGCTAACTGTCCGTTAAAAAATGAGTGCGGAGCCCCTGTGCCTGATGTCGCACTCATTAAAATTTTTGTGAGTGTGTATGTGTTACTTACTGTAGATCTTGTATATGTCGTAGATAAACTATTAATGTAGCCCGTTAAATTCCCAGAGACATCTTTTTTTACAAGGAACCTATAGGATGTATTGGGTTGTGCGACCCCCAGCCATGGGGTAGTACCAAATGCATCACTGCCCGTTGTATTTGACCCAACCTTAAAATATCCGTCTGCGCCTATCCTGAAGTTAAGTCCTCGGTAATTGCCGCTTACTGTCCTAATTGACGCCGAAACGCGCTCCGAGCCAGTGACCGACGCCCCAGTTCTAAACGTCCCAGTGAACGTAATCTCGCCGGACATTATATAAGGAACGGTTAAATCAGCCGTGGCGGATTGAGTTGTTCCGTTTACGATTAATGCCATTTGTCTACCTGATTTTTAAAGGGGCTGAAATTTTACGATTTGCATTTACTACGTACGCGTACAAGTCGCCACTATCCGGAAGGTTTCCGGTTTCGACTTGAAATTGCCATTGACCGCCTGTTCTTGATATGTTTGGCTGGATTATCCCAGTTTTCAGTGCGGTATTTGTATCGCTTGACGTTGATACTACTACCCGCTCTGCACTATCGTTAAGCCAAAATCCAGCCACCCAAACTTGGGACACTTGGTAGACACGAGAGAAAAACGGAAGTACAACTTTACCGAAATAATGATTGACCGTATTTATATCGTCGGAGTCTAGGGTAGACCATGGCTCACCATCCCACTCAGTCCTTGCCACTACTCCATTGGGGGATGCAAAATGCTTTTGTGATCCATTCGTCCAGCTTGCAGTAGCCGCGTCCCCGCTGTAGCCTTGTGAGTTATTCCCTATTTGGTCTGTTTTGAAATAACGCCATCCATTTGTTTGACCTAACGTTGACACCTTCCCTGCCATATGAACCTTATGCCAGCTATTATCTGGTGCAAGAGCAATGTAACCAGATACGTTTTGCCCTGTGTCATTTGTACTTTTAGCTGGTGCGTTGAAAACCTGTGGCGATCCACCTATATACCCGCCGGCACTTACATCAAGCATTGTCAGCGTTAAATTTGGGTTGCTTGATATGGAGCCAAGATCAGCCCCAGAGCCGATACGAGTCAGTTTCATCTGTGGCCCTCCAGATCCATCGTCGGGCCCGACCGTAATCATATTGTACTTTAGCCAGTGTTCGCAGTGAATCTCATTTTTATCTTCAAACGTTATTCCAGTTATGTAGTCAAACGTTCCCTGCATATCTAAGTATGCGCTTCTTTTCCCTGCGGATAAACCGGTTGAGTCATACCTATACGGAGGCTGACCTCCTAATGTAGTCCACGTAGCACCGCCAGAGATGGGCTGGCCAACTGTGCCGTAAGAAAAATCATCATAGAACAATTGTGATTGACGGTTTGATGAGAGATTGCTGCCCATCACAGTAAAAGTATTGCCCTGCGTGAAAGTTCCTAAAAACGCCGACGCCACAGGCGGGCTGCCAACATCGTAATTTGGCGGCGAATAGCTCCCTTTGAGCTTACCTGTTTCAGGGTCTCTATCTGCCGATATAGTTATGGTTGCCATTGTTTAACCTACAGTAGTTTAATTGCTATATCAAAAAACAGGCCGATTTTATCAGCCGCAACAATAGTTATCGCCCAACCAATAATGGATAAAAATGCGATTAGCGGCGACCACTTATAAACGAAACCCTTAACTCTGCTCGCTCGATCAAGATAGGGTTTTAATGTCTTTGTAAGCATAACCACAGAGTTATTGACTGTGTTTATTTGCACGGACAAGGCGCGGTAGTGCCCGTTTGATTCTACGCGCAATGACTCTATTGACTCTGTGTGTTTTTTATCATTATCGGATATCAATTTTTGCAGGCTAACATAAGCCTGCGTGTGCTTTTCGTCGTTCTTATGTACGAGAGTCGAGATTTCTTGAATCCTAGCTTCTAAGAATTTATTACTAAGTAATGCCGACACAAGTTTTTCCTGACTGCTAGTGCATTCCGCTATACCTGCTTTGTTTTCTTCTTGATTGTCCGGCATACGTTGAAGTCCTTACAAGTGGCTTAAATGTTTCAATTGTACCACCTTTTTGTACATGTTCTAAACAATGGTATATCGCTTTTAGGTAGTCTATATTCCCGCTTTGCTCAATTTCATCTATGGAATTAAAGACTACCTCAACTTCTGCGGCTAGCTCGCTAAATAGTTGCTTAGCAAGGGCATCATCAGAATCGCAGATTTTGCCAATTTCAGTAGCGCCCAACCTATCGACACTATTGCCCACGTTGCCATCAATACCACAAAGGATGCTAGATTCCACAATATACGCTCCGAACTCATAAATGCTACGCTTTCGTCTGTTAGCTTCATTTGCGGGTTTGCCATGAACGCGCAAACACGATAAATTAAAAATAACGCTAACGCCTGATTATATCCTATCTCAAAATCTGCAAATTTACACGCCAAATATATAGCTAGTGCTGCACTATTCGCAGCCACCATCATACCAATAAAAAGGCGAATTTTGAGCGGAACTAATAACTCGTAACGTTCTTGGATAGCATCTAGGTATCTCATAGCGGCTTACCTTGTAAAATTGTGGGTAGTCTCGTCTCGTCGTCAAGCATACCAAGTAAGCTCATCGCAGTTAGACCGCCAATCACTTTTGAACTGGTCATATCGAATCCGCTCTCGGCAGGCGCAAGAGTAAATGACGCCTTGCCAATTATCATTAAATCCATGTATGTTAGGCTTGAGCCTAGCGCGGCTGCTACGTCTGTGAGCGCAACGGCTCCGGTCGGCATAAATGATAAATCGCCATATATATTATCCATAAAACGGAAATACAAAGCCTGCTCGCTTGGAGTAAACAGCTCGATGTATTCGGTGCGAGATAGGCCGCTAGTTTTGTGTGTTGGCGAAGCGCCACCTGAAATAAAAACAATGTCACTCATTACGCAATTCTCACATAGGTTGTAGGTGGGACAGCGATCGCAGATGTTGGAGAGCTAGTAGCCACCGGAATGCCGACCCCCGTTACAGTGCTGAAATTACCATACGCCGCGCCAGTGTTAGATGCCATCGGTGCTAGCACAAAATCACCGTTGGAGTGAACACCTAACACGCTCTTAACATTTGATGATGAGCCGTCCGACCACGATCTACCGATAACCGAAACAATTTTGCAGCTTGTTGCCGAGCTGTTTATTACTGCAATCCTCCCATCAACTGCGTACGTTGGGCTAGATGCTGAGTATA